CTTCCATATCCTGTATTCGGCAGATCACCACCTCACTTGCATGACCCGGTGATCGCGCCTAGGGCTCTCGGTACAGAAACATACCTTTCTCGTCGGATTCGTTTGCAGCGCTCAGCGCTCGAGCTGCAAGCGCTGTAGTTGCACCATGGCCGAATTCGTAGCGCGGAGGCAGGACTAGTACGCTGGTCCACCAGGGCTCTCCATTGATCGGCAGGGGGAGTTCGTGGCATTGCAATTGGTCCTCATCAGATCTCGGACCCAATGCTGTTCTGAGTGAACTTGTTAGGATTGAAGCTCCAGGACGATTGTGATGGTTAGCCACCACAAGCCCATAAGCCTTTAAAGCGCTGACAATCTGATCTAAACCTGATTCATCATTCAATACGGCTACTGCGGTCATATCGCATTCCTTGCAACGCAACTTCAAAAATCCTGAACACTCCAAATCAAGAGGTCCGGGAGTATGGTCCTTCTCAATAAAACTTCTGCAGCGCCTGCACCACGACGCCCACGATTCGGCAGTTCTCGTCCACTGCCTCGATCGGGTAGCTCAGGTTCAATGGTTTCAGGAACAGCCGGCCGCCGTCGCTTACCAGCTTTTTGAACGTCGCCTCATTGCTATCTGGGAGCTTGGCCACGACCAGCTTACCTGGAGCAACCTCAGCCTCAGTATCGACCAGAATCAGCGTGCCCTCGGTGATGCTTTGGCCGGCTGGCGCTGTCATCGAGTCGCCTTTGACTGTCAGCCAGAATGCTGGGCCTTTGGAGTCGTACTCCGAAAACTCGTATCGATCCGAAATGCCGGCAGGGTAGGGCTCCACAGCTTCAGCCCAGGATCCCGCAGAAACCCAGCTGATTACCGGATAGCGGTAGGACGTGGCTGGCTGGCGGGCCTCCCCTACGTTTGAGTCGTTGACGCTCGCGCCTGTCATTGGGCCGGTGTTCTCGGACAGCCAAATAGCATTCACCCCGCACACGTGCGCGATCTTAGGCAGATGCGCGCTCTGGAGGTTCTTTCCTGTTTCCAGCTGCGAAATCACTGGTTGCTCAACCCCCACCTTCAGGGCGAGCGCTTTCTGAGTCAGTTTGGCGTGATTTCGTGCGGATTTGATTCGTTCGGCGAGTGTGCTCATCCGCTGGAATTTATAAGTTCCCTTATCGGCTTGCAAATAAGTGTCCTTCTACTTAGGATATAAGCAGGCTTATCAGGAGGGCTCTCGTATGACCCCTATCGAAAGGCTCGTCGACTTCTTCGGCGGGCAAACCAAAACAGCTTTGGCGCTCGACGTTTCTCAAGCCGCAGTTTCGTACTGGGTCTCTGGGATTCACCCAATGGGTGCCGAAAAGGCATTTAAGGCCGAGGAGCTGACTGGCGGGAAGGTAACAGCGCGCGAACTGTGCACACGCCAAAAGCGCGTTCAGTCTGCCGCCTAATTCATTTTTGTTTGTTTTGATGCGAGCGAAACGGTAGCCCGCTCAAATCCCCCCAACCCATCGCTATAAAGCCGTTCACGCAGCGGATTAGCGATCTGCTCGAACGCAGGCCAAAGCCTCAGTTGAGATGACAAGGGAAGGGTGGAAGCCAGGGCTACCACCAAGCAACAAAGGGCAGATAGCTCGCCCTGTAATTCGGATTGATTGGACATGGGTGCGTCCCTGGTCAGTTGATGAACAGATGATCTCCTTGTTGGCGTAACGCCACCACGGAAACAAATTTGAGGTTTTACGAATGGAAGATTTTCTGCGGGCTTGCCAGATCGCTGTTCTGGATAACGAGGCAAAGGCCTTGGCGGCAAAGATGGGCGTTCCGCACGTTGGCCTGCTTCAGCGTGCCAACCCAGACAACGATGCTCACCACCTGACCGTGGAGCATCTGTTCGGGATCTTGCTGCACACCGGCGACATGCGCCCGCTGGCTGCGCTGGCAGATGAGTTTGGCTTTGACCTGGTCGCAAAGTCTGCTCCGCAACCGCAAGCACTTACCAAATCTCTGATCAACGTCGGTAAGGAAGTCGCTGACCTGACCATCGCAGTACACCAAGCGCTTGACGATGACCACGTCAGCACTTTCGAGAAATCCATCATCCGGCAAGAAATCAACCATGTCCGGCAGAGCCTGGACGTGATGGATGTCTCCGTGAAGGCCGCCTGATGAAAATCGAATTCACACAAATCGCAGGCGAAAAAAAAC